GATAGCCAAGTTGTATCTTTACACGCTGTCAAAAAGTATTGCGAAACAGAATCTGAAACTGGTGCAAACATAAAAATTAGAACAATTAATGAAACGGATTTCATGGGTAGCTTGTCCTAAATGTAAGGATTATACAGACCAAAAAGTAAGAAGATCAGATCGCAACTCCAAACACGTTATTGTCAGACGTAGAGAATGTTATGAATGTGGTCATATCTGGCATACAATCCAATATCCAGAAATGATTGTTGAAGATATTAAAGCTAAATATGTTTTATGTGAGTAGTCGGGTGATGGATAAGCACTTCGCTTGCTCCCCTGCCTTTCCTTTGTGTTGCTTAAGGTTTTGTATGGCTTTCAGACTTGCTTTGCAAAGTCATCAGGCTACCCGACTCATAATTCATTTAATGCGTGTTCGAGGGAATAAACAACTCTAGAAATAATACCAGCATCAAGATGTTCTCTTGCAATACCAGATCCAGATGGTGTTGATGGGTTCTTTTTCAAAAACTGTCTGAGCCTGTGGGCATCTTCAGCTTTTATGTTGAGAAAGATGTTCATGTATCGTTGTAGGTAGCGAAGCATGGGCAATCTCTTACATTTAGATATTAACTCTTAATTCAAAGGATCATCACATTCTGGAATATTTGCTGTATAGATAATATCTTCACAATTTTTGATCTCGAGGTGCAATAATGCAATCTTTTCTATTGCTGCATAAACCTCTGGCTTTGTTCTGGCCTCACAAAGATAATCAATATACTTTTCTGACTCTTGCTCAAGAAAAGCTTTTTTAAATTGATATTGAAGGGTCATTGCAACCCCCAATAATTTTTAAATAACAAAATAAATTTTTCTCTAAATGTTTTTTTGAAATCTTCATTTTGCATAAGACAATCTAATAAAACTCTAGAACAAAACCTTACTTTAGGATTTTTTGAATCTTGGTTTCTAAAAACCATTGTAAACATTTTAAAATCACCAGCAATAATCTGATTAAATTCTTGTTTAAATTCGTGCATAATTGAAAGTCTGGAAAGGTGTCTTGCATCTTCTATATCGTTTCTTTCTGCACAGGTTACAGCTTCGTCAAGAAGAACTCTTGCTAGTTTGATTGTTTGATTGTTTGTCATTGTTTTGGGGTGATAGGTGAATAAAGACCCCACCAGTTGAGGTGGGGCTGATAGTTTTAGCTGTTCCAGACTTTTGCTTTGAAGTCGTCCCTTGTATTGCAAGTTAAGCTGAACATTTCTCTGACTGCTGGCTCATTGTTAAGAAACTTCTGAACTCTCTCTTTATATGTTCTAGCCTCTGTAAGCTCTTCAGATACCCATGTGATGTAATACTCTTTGTCAAACTTACAGCCTTTGTTGTAGTAGTGGCTAAAAAATTGTTCTTCTGCTTTTTTGATACCAGCTAAAGTAAGCATCTTCTCATGCTTTTTGATTTGCTTGTCAGCCCATCTGTCGATTTGACTTGGAAGCTTTGCAAATCTTTCCCACTTAACCTCATTCTTAGCAACCAACTCAGCTTGCTTGGCATCTTTCTTTGCTTGTATCTCAGCTTCAGTAGCTCTCTGAAGAACTGTCTTGCCTTCCTGTCTAGCTCCTCTTCTATCACTTCTAAACTGGACATACTGCGTAAGGTAGCCGTTTGCTGAATTAGCACCATAACGATAGTTCCAGATCATTTGAGTGTGAATCTTAAACTCTTCAGTATCTTTAGTAATGCCAGTTACAAAACCATGAATAAGGTTCTTTTCGCCAAGTCTTAAATTCATGTCAGTAATCTTATCAGTGACTGTAAGATGACCATTGACTCTGCTTTCAAAAAGGCCAATGCTGTGCTTTGCCTGTGCTTTAGCGTGAAGCTCACAACCTTTATAGTCAACTGTGCAAGTCATAGGTCTTAAGTAATCAGGTTGATTATTGTCTCTTGCTGCAAACTGAATAAAGATGTAACCAGCGTTTGCCTCTTCTCTCCAGACTCTTGGCTTTTCAACCATTTGTCCTCTGTAGTTAAGTTCAAAAGTTGTGTGGAACTTTTCACCTTTAGCCTCTCTCTCAGCCCACATATTGTTGTAGTAAGCTGCTTCATCTTCTACAGCTTTTACAAGCTTTGTGTGTATCTCTTGCTCTAAGTGATTTGCAAGTGTTGTTGGAAGTTTAAACATTTGTTTAGCGAAGTTGTTTGAATAGTGGGTCGATCTCTCGACCTCATATTTAAATAATACATGATTAATATATATATGTCCACCCTTGCCCTGTAAGTTTTTCTAAATGTTATAGATTAGTAACAATATCTTATAGGACTTGACAGGACAACATAGTGCATATAATATATAGATATGGCTGAGAGGCCATTCTTTCGCAAGGTATTTCAAATGACAAATGCACAACGCATTAAAAACTTCCAAAGATGGGAGAAAATGATTGACAGAAAATTCAATTTTAAAAACCAAAAACAAGCTGCTTGGCTTAAAGCAATCGAGGAGGTTGCTTAAATGTATCGTTCTTACAACTACTACCCTCCCTGCATTGGTTTCGCAAAAGCCAAAGCACCAAGAAAAGAGGGTCACATCAAAAAGTCAGATACTTGGCTTACTGGTAAATACAACACTTTTAACAAATGGTATTGGAAGGGCCAGCTTCCAAAGCTTCCTGTTTATTTCAGAGGCCACCCAAATGCAAGCCAAGTTGGTGCTGCTTATGGCTGGGCTGGTCATGCTCAAGGTATCACCATCAATGGTTACTTAAGCCAAGACAATGTTCTATCTGTTCTATTACATGAAATGGTGCATATTGAGCAATTCATTCTCAGGAATCAAAATGGAGATCATGGTAGATACTTTCAATCTCGCTGTAGAGAATTGACTGCATTGACCAAAAAAAGATATGGGGTAGTCAAATGACTACTCCTAAAACACAAGCTGTAAGACTTTATGAACTAATGCTTGATGGAGCAAAAGAAAAATTCACAGATGTTGAATCTTATCCACTAATCAAAATTCAATTCGACCAAACGGAGCTTGAC